GCTAGAGCCACGACCGTCTTGTCCTTGAGGGAAGAAGTAGTCTTCGTTGATTGACAGTGGATTATAACTGGAATCCATCATGTTTTGTCCGCCACCTGTTATGGTGGGGATTCTACGCTGGTGCATCTCGTTCTTGATGCGTTCCACAAACTGCATGGCAAGGTGGCTGGGCATGTTGCCCACGTCAATTTTGAACACTCTGCGCTCAGGAGCACGGCTCACACGATAGATAAGAATAGCGTCTTCCAGCAGTTCTTTCTGCTTGTAAACCTTGTAAATCTGTTCCAGTACTGATCGTCCAAATGGCCAGAACACATCCAGGCCTTCGTTTAGGCTGCAATGTACCACGTGTTTGGCGTCAATTGTGGCTTCGTTCATGGCATGCATGAAACGACTGTTGCCCACACCGCCACCCACGCCACCATTGGGCATGGTGTAGTTTGCACTGCCGCTGATTGTGCCTGTCACCGGGTTGGTCATGTAGTCTGTGGTGGTTTTTGCTGCCACAGTCATGTTCTGGAAGTTGGGGTTGATGTCACGAATCACATACTGTTCGGGACGTTTGCCTTCTGACTCGTTAACAATGATGCGCATGACCTTGCTCATGTCCACCCAGTACATTTCAAATGTTTCTGGGTCTCGCACAAACACTTGATCACCGTACTTGATGGTGTTGCGGAACAGTTTGAAGATGCGTTGATCCAGCTTGTTGATCTTGACCCACTGCTGCATCTGCTTTTTAATGATTGATATTTCGTGATCAGTGGGTTTGTCGTTGTACTTTACATCAAACGGTGTACCGTTGGTTTCTGACATCTGCGTGCTAAATTCAGCAATGATGTCCAAACAGGCATTGACTTCCGAGTCCATGTCCATGTTTTCGTACTGATTGTACCGCTCAATTCGATTGGGGTGACCCGAATAAACTTCAGGCAGTCTTGATGCATAATTGCGAAATACAAAATCAGCTTGCGCAGATGCACTGTTGCCATCGTTGCGGGAATAGCCCGGCAGACCAAATTGATTTGTGCCCGATATTGGGCTTTGCACTCCCGAAGTGTCTGCTACCTTGAAGTACTTTCTCCAGCCTTGTTGTTTGTCTGCCATAGTGGTTTATTTACCGGGATCAGCTTTGGATTCGCAGTATCTTGGTTTGTATGTCGTTGCCGTTCTTGGCAATTCTAATTAACTCGTCAATTGCCCCTACTTGTTTGCCCATCATCATGGCCATGTCTTCAAATACTTTGACAAAGTTTCCGCCGCCGTTGTTCAACGGAACCACTGCTTCGTCACCGTGTGCAATGATGGGATATCCTGAATCTGGTCCGCTGAACACACCACCATCAGCTGCTTGCAGTTGGAAATGCACAGGATCTTTGGGCACAGTTTGTCTTAGCCCTTGTGCATTCATTGCCGCAACTGCCTTGGGATCTGAGTAGTTTTGTATGTCCACAGCGTTGCCGGTCTCATGAGAGCTTTTGCCCGGTGGTGCAACTGGCATTTTAGTGTTAGGATCCACTCCCGGAGTTCCTGCATCCAGAGTTTTCTGATACAGACGTTTTTGATCTTCGGGACTACGGAATGCACTGTTCATTTGTAGTTTTTGACCAGTTTGTTCAAAATACTGTTGCCCTGCTGCCACCAACGCAGTCTTCATGCTTTCATTTAATCCATCAAAGTTTTGACGTTGACCGCTTTTGCCTGTGAATTGCAGTACGTCTTCAGGTTTGGCTCCGCCTGGTGTTCCAGTTGTGGCACTTGATGCACCTTTTGCCGCAGCACCAGAGGGTGTTGCAGCAGCCGCTGGCTCTGAACCTGTGGCTGCGGGAGCTGGTGTGCCTTGTCGGGCAAATCTATTGTCACTGGCATCTGATGTTGCAGCACCGGCACCAGCGCCGGCCCGGCGCGCTTCTTTTTTAGCCAAAGCACCACCAAATGCTTGCAACTCGCGTACCCGCTTATCAGCCGCCAGGTATTCTTTATTTGCTTCTTTCATGGCATCATCTTGGCCAAAGCCTGCTTTTTCTGCAGCCGTTGCGGTTTTGAATACCTCGTCACGTTTTGCCCGTGCAATTTTTCTTTCTTCTTCGGCACGTTTTATGATGTCAGCTTCCATTTTAGAAACTTCTTCTTTTTTGCTAATAAGATCTTTTTCGTCTCTCAAAGCTGCTAATTTTTCCGCGTAGAATTTTGTTTCGCGGGCTGCGTTAATTTTTTCTATTTCTGTCTTGGCATTGACTTGATCTGTTTGAGCTTTGGCCAAGGCCTCTTGTGTCTTTTCAATTTCTTTTTGTTTGCCGGCAACTTTGTCTTCTTTGACCCCCAGACCCACCAAATTCAACAACGTGTTGAGGCCAGTGGTCAGCGAACTAAAAACATCTGCTAGTTTATCTGTAACATCAGCCAATCTTTGCATGTTGGCCAGTGCATTGGGAATACCTTTGAACACATCTCTTTCAAGTTTTGCGTTTATCTCCTGTTGTGTCTTGAGCATTTTGCTGTACTCAGCAGTGACGGCATCGCCTTTGGCTTCTCGCTGTCTCAGTTGCTCTGCTTCAATCTTTCGCAAGGCTTCATCATAGCCTAGTTCAGCAATCAATGCTGCGTTGGCTTGTTCAGAAGATTTAAGGAATTTTCCGTTGCCGGCTTCTAACATGCTGAGCTGATTGCCCTGGGTTTTTTCAAATTCAGCAATGCTTTTGAACATTGGCATCAATGCTTCTTCAGGATTCATACCAGCCAGTATATCTTGAACTGCTTTTAAGTTTCCGCCGTATGAGGTTGTAAACAGTTCTTGTGCTTTTTGATTTTTAAGATTATTATTAACACTGGCCATGAATCCTTCAGCCACGCCATCACCGGCCGCTGCGGCCATTATCAATCCCTTGCGTAATCTGTCGGCTGTTGCTAAACTTTCTGCGTCACCCGCTCTTTCCAATGAACGAATCTTGGCATTGAATTGTTCGCTTTCTCTAGCACGATCCAAAATGGCCTGTTGTTTTTGTGCGCTGATACCGGTGAGTTTGGTCAGCTTGTCTTGTTCATAAATGTAAGCTCTAGCACCGTCAGCTAATTCTTTGGTGGTCATGTTTTGTGCACGACCAGCCAGTGTCATGTTCTTGACATAACGCATCATGCCTTCGTTTTGCGCTTCTTGGCTTATACCCATGTTGAAAAAGCCAACTCTTGATGATTCAAGAGCTTCGCCCATGTCGGCAAACTTTTTACGTCCTTCAGCTACTGACCCAGTTAACAATGCAAGTTCTTGACTGTTATTAGAAATCAAGCCTATCATGCTGTCCAGCTGGTTCATGCTCAAGCCCAGCTTCTTGGCATCGTTGAACACGCCGGTCATGCCATCGGCAGCTGCGGCACCTGATTCTTGTAGTTTGCTGTACCCTGTGTACAGCTTGTCGGCCATGTCATTGGCTGCTTTGGTGTAGGCAATGGCTGCTGTGGTTGCCATGGTCAGGCCAGCAACTAATCCTTTTATTATAAATCCGCCTGGGATCAGCAGAGCAAGAGCGGTGCCAGCGGCTGTGGCTGCTGCACTCAATTGGTCAAGAGAACTGTTAAAGGCCGCAGCACCTTTCTTGCCTTCGTACATGGCTTTGCCAGCTTCTATGCCAGCCGCTGCCAAACTGCCCACTGCGTCAGTGGCTTTGCCCACGCCCTTGCTAAAATTCTCAATGCCGTATTTGGCCTTCATCTGCGCATCAGTTAAGCGATCGGCAGTTTCGGCGGAGACTTTGCCGTACCTGGCAAGTTCTCGCTGTACCTCTGCCATTGCGTCAGCAAGTTCTCGTGCGTTTCCGGAAATATCTTCTGCCATGATTCAAGCCTATAAGTATAGGTATATTTATAGGTGAATTATGTCCCAAAATTCTAACCCTCTAAAACAATATTTTAGACAACCAACAGTGTATCTGCGTTTGCCTTCTGAAGGCAACTTCTGGGCCGCTGGTGCTGTTGACATGCCCCCAAACAAAGAATTGCCGGTATTGCCCATGACTGCTCTTGATGAAATCACATATCGCACACCGGACGCATTGTTCAACGGGTCAGCAGTGGTCAATGTAATTCAAAGTTGCGTTCCCAATATTCGGGATGCATGGTCCACACCGGGAACTGATCTTAATTCTATCTTGGTGGCAATCAGAATTGCCAGCTACGGACATGGCATGGAAATCAACAGTGCCTGCCCCAAGTGCAACAATGAAGACGAGTACAGTATTGACTTGCGTGTAGTGCTGGACAACTTGCAAATGCCAGACTACATGACCCCACTCAAAGAAGGTGATTTGGAAATTTCGTTCCAGCCAATGGCTTATCGTGATCAAAACGACACCAACATGAAACAGTTTGAAGAGCAGAGAATTTTGCAGTCTGTGCCCAACAGCGACTTGCCCGACGAGCAAAAATTAGAAATGCTAAATCAAGCCTTGAAAAAAATCACCGAGTTGACCGTGAGTACCTTGAAGTGGAACATTGCCAGCATCAGAACTCCACATGTGTTGGTAACAGACCCCACGCACATTGAAGAATTTTTACGCAATACTGATCGAAAATTGTTTGTCAAAATTCGCGACCTGATCATTGAAAAACGCAATGTCAGTGAGTTCAAACCTGTGCAAATCAAATGCGGGGCATGTGGGCACGAGTACAAGCAAGCAGTCACTTTAGACCAAACAAGTTTTTTCGATCAAGCCTCCTGATCTCGTCTGCTGAAGAAATTTCTGCCACCGTTGAACGCATGGAAAAGGAGGCGAACGACTTGAAAGCGCAGTGCTTGAAAATGAGTTGGCACCTGCGTGGCGGCGGCAGTTATGAAGATGTACTCAACATGAGTTTCAATGAACGCAACATGGTTGCAGAGCTGATCAAGACCAATCTTGAAACCACACAAAAATCCAAACTACCGTTCTTCTGATGGAAATTGAACAAGTCCGCCAACACATAGCATACTGGATTGAAAACTTTGTGGAGGTTCCGCATCCCTCCTTGGG